ATTATAAAAGATAATACAGGAGTAAATGCTTTTAATTTTGATGAAGCTGTAGTTCCTAAGTCTGACGAAGAACTTGATCTTTACATGAATTTAAGATACAAGCAAGGTGTTGAGGTAGCTCAAGAGACTGCTTTAAAAACTTTACTTGAAATAAACGATTACGAAGAAACTAAAAGAAGAATAGACGAGGATAATGTTGTTTTAGGTATATCAGTTTTAAAACACAACTTTGATATGCATGATGGTGTAAAAGTTGATTATGTAGATCCAGTTAATTTTGTTTACTCTCCTACAGAAGATCCAAACTTTAGAGATTGTTATTATTTTGGAGAAGTAAAATCTGTTCACGCCTCTGAATTAAAAAAAATAAATCCCTATTTAGAACAAGAAGAGTTAGAGCAAATTGTTAAAACTGCTTCTAGATATGATGGATATAGAAGTACTCAAAACTTAACTTCACAAAGTGGTCTTGATAAATCTAGTGTTTCTTTACTGTATTTTTCTTATAAAACGGATAGCGAAATAGTTTATAAAATAAAAGATGGAAATAACGGAGGAAAAAAAGCAATTAAAAAAGATGGTTCTTTTAATCCACCAAAAACTGAACAAGCAAGATTTAAAAAAGTTTCTAGAAGAATAGATGTATGGTATGAAGGTGTAATGGTTTTAGGAACAAACACGATATTAAAATGGGAAGTAATGAAGAATATGGTTAGACCTAAATCTTCATTTCAAAAAACTATTGCTCCGTATATAGTAAATGCTATAAAAATGTCTAAAGGAAAAATAGATTCTTTGGTAAAAAGAATGATTCCTTTTGCAGATCAAATACAGCTTGTTCATTTAAAACTACAACAAGTAGTGTCTAAAATGATACCTGATGGTGTATTTATAGATGCAGACGGATTAAATAGTGTTGATTTAGGAAATGGAGCTTCTTATAATCCTTCAGAAGCATTATCAATGTACTTTCAAACTGGTTCAGTTATAGGAAGAAGCTATACTGAAGATGGAGAGTTTAATAATGCAAGAGTTCCAATTCAAGAATTGACAAGCTCTGGTTCAAACGCTAAAATTGCAAGTTTAATAAATATGTACAATTATCAGCTTGGAATGATAAGAGCTGTGACCGGTGTTAATGAAGCTAGAGATGGAAGTGCTCCTGACCAATATGCTTTAGTAGGTATTCAAAAGCTTGCTGCTTTGAACAGTAATACCGCAACAAAACATATAGTACAATCAGGATTGTTTATTACTAGAAAGCTATGTCAAGCATTATCTTATAGATTATCAGATATATTACAGTTTTCTGAGTTTGCAGATGATTTTGCAAAAATGATAGGTAAAAACAATTTAAAGATACTAAATGATATAAGAGATTTACATTTACATGACTTTGGTATTTTTATAGAATTAGAGCCAGATGAAGAAGAAAAAGCATTATTAGAACAAAACATACAACAATCTATACAAGCACAGAAAATAGATTTAGATGATGCTATAGATATTAGACAGGTAAATAACTTGACATTAGCCAATACTCTGCTTAAAATAAAAAAACAGAGAAAAGAGCAAGAGGATATGAAGAAGCAACAATCTACTATTCAAATGCAAACTCAATCTAATGTACAGTCTGCGCAAGCTGCTTCTCAGTCTAGAATGCAGGAGTCTCAAATGAAACTACAAGGAGAGTCTCAGCTTGAACAACTCAAAAGTAAACTTGAATTGCAAAAAATACAACAAGAAGCAGAAATACAAAAACAAATGCTTCAGTTAAAGTATCAGTTTGAGTTTCAGTTAAAACAAATGGATTCAGAAAATTTTCAAAATAAAGAAAGTTTTAAAGAGGATAGAAAAGACAAAAGAACTGAAAAACAAGCTACACAGCAAAGTAAAATGATTGCGCAAAGAAAAGAAAATTTACCACCTACTAACTTCGAGGAACAAGAAGAAGAACAGGTAGATCCTATGGCAAATCTTTTACAAAATATGAATCAAAAAAACATGCTATAAATATTAGTATTTTTGTATAAAATTTAATTTAATTTATTATGAGTGAAGAAATCAAAGCAAAAGTCATTGAAGATACTTCAAATGACGTAGATTTTAAGATAAATCTATCTAAGAGTAAAAAAGAAGAACCTAAAGAAGAGGTTAAACAAGAAGTTGTCGAGCAAGAGGTTGAAAAAAAAGAACCAGAAGCAACAGAGGAAGTAAAAGAAGAAGTAAAAGAAGAAATAAAACAGGAGGCTGCTGAAAAAAAAGAGCCAGAAGAAAAGACATCAAAAGAAGATATAATTAATAATTTTTTATCTGATAAATATAAAATTGATATAGATTCTTTAGATACCGTTCTTAAAAATAATGAAAAAAAGCAAGAGCTTCCAAAAGAAGTTGAAAAGTATCTTGAATATAAAAAAGAAACAAAAAGAGGTTTAAATGATTATGTCAAGCTTCAGCAAGACATAGATGATTTAGACGAGGATAATTTACTTAGAAATTTTTATAAAGAAAATAATCCTGGACTTGATGATTCTGATGTTGATTTTTTAATTAACGAAAAATTTGCATACACAAAAGATACTGATAATGAGTATGATATAAAAAAGAAAACTCTTGCAAAAAAACAAGAATTATTCAAAGCTAAAGAGCATTTTAATAGTTTAAAGGAGAAATACAAAACTCCACTTGAGTCAAGTGATGAGAATGTGCCAGAAAACTATAAAGAAGCTTTTAAGTTTTTTAGTAATTATAAAGAAGAGTCAGCAAAGCAAGAAAAAGCAACGCAAACTCAACGTGAGGTTTTTAATGATAAGACTAACAAGTTTTTTAATGATGATTTCAAAGGTTTTGAATTCAACTTAGGAGAAAGTAAGCTTACATATAAACCTAAAGATGTTAAAGAAACTGTAAATAATAATAGTGATTTGACAAACTTTATAAACAAACATGTTGACGATAAAGGGTTGTTAAAAGATGCTAGCAAATATCATACAGCTCTTTCTATGGCTATGAACCCAGAAAAATATGCTAAGTTCTTTTATGAGCAAGGTAAATCGGATGCGGTTAATGAAGTTGTAAAAGACGGAAAAAACATAGAAATGTCTGTAAGAAATAATGTTGATTCTTCAAAAAGTGGAACTAAGTTTAAAGTATTGCAAGATAATGCAAACTTTAGTTCTGGATTAAAAATTAAAAAACGTTAAACATTAAAAAAAATTATTTAAAATGGCACAATCTATTAATTTTACTAACGGCTCTATAGGCGGTAGTACATCATTGACACCAGCACCAGGTAAGGCGTTAGGAAACTCTAACTACCTTAGTAATGCTGATTACACATTCGCACAACAATATCTTCCAGATTTATATGAAAAAGAATTTGAAAGATATGGAAACAGATCTATCGCTTCTTTCTTAAGAATGGTAGGCGCTGAGATTCCTTCTAGCTCTGATTTAATCAAATGGAGTGAGCAAGGAAGATTACACATTCAAGCTTCAGGTACTATTACAGACTTAGAGAATATTGCTGTAACAGGACATAGCTTTAGAGTTAATCAAACTATTATTGTTTCTAAATCAGGATCTCAAGCTAAAGCTTTAATTACAGCAGTAGCAACTGATTCTATTGTCGTAGCTACTTTTGCAACTAAAGATTTACTACACGTTGCAGGTACTGACGGAAACGGGCCTTTTGATGCAGCAGATGCTGTAACAATTTTCGTTTATGGTTCTGAATTTAAAAAAGGAACAAACGGAATGGACGGATCTCTTGAAGCTGATTTTGAAGCTAAAGAAAACAATCCAATCATCATTAAAGATAAGTACGAAGTAAGCGGATCTGAAATGGCACACGTTGGATGGGTAGAAGTTACTACTGAAAACGGAGCTAACGGATTCTTATGGTATTTAAAATCTGAGCATGAAACTAGATTAAGATTCGAGGATTACCTAGAGACTTCAATGGTTGAAGGTGAACCAGCTGCTTCTGGATCTGGAGCTTTAACTGCAGGTTACAAAGGTACAAAAGGTCTTTTCTACGAAATCGAAAACAGTGGAAACACATCAAGTGGAGATATCGGAGACAGAACTGATCTTGAAAACATTGCTAAAGTTCTTGATAAAGAAGGAGCAATTCAAGAAAATGTATTATTTGTAAACAGAGATACATCTTTTAAAATCGACACAGTATTAGCTGCTCAAAACAATAGTGGAGCATCTACTTCTTCTTATGGTTTATTCGATAATGATGAAGATATGGCTTTAAATCTTGGATTTACAGGATTTAGAATCGGATATGACTTTTATAAGTCTGACTGGAAATACTTAAACGACGCTACTACTAGAGGTAATATTGGTGGAGTTGATGGTATTTTAGTTCCTGCTGGGACAACTACTATTTACGATCAAGTATTAGGAGAAAATGCAAAAAGACCTTTCTTACACGTAAGATATAGAGTCTCTCCTACTGAAGACAGAAAATACAAGTCTTGGGTAACTGGATCTGCTGGTGGTGCATCTACATCAGATAAAGACAATATGGAAGTTCATTTCTTATCAGAAAGAGCTTTATGTACAATGGGAGTTAATAACTTCATGTTGATGCAATAATCTTAATGGGGGAGGGATTTATCTTTCCCCCTTTTTTTTAATCTAATTAAATTTTAATATAATGGCAATACAAACAAAAAACACAGGATATTCTGTAATTTTTCCAAAACTTGAAAGAAAACAAAGAATATTTATTTTAAAAGGTAATAAAACACCTATAAGACATATGATTAATGTTAAGCATACGTCTTCAAAACCCTTAACATATTTTGACGGACAACTTAATAGAGCATTGAGATGGGCTACTAATCAAATATCTCCTTTTGTTGATGAACAAGATGGAATAGCAACTATTGAACCAATTACATTTAAAGATGGAAAGTTAATAGTAGAAGATTTTAATTTAAATCTTCAAAAGTTCTTGCTTATGCATCCAGAGTTTAACAAAAAGTTTTATGAGTTTGACCCAGAAAAAAATGCACAAGATGATGTAGAGACTATGGTTTCTTCATTAGACGCACAAGTTGCAGCAAAAGATATGGATATAAACGACTTAGAAGCAATAGCTAGAGTTGTTTTAAAAAATAAAAACTTAATATCAAGAATGACATCTTCTGAGCTTAGAAGAGACATGATTATATGGGCTAGAAATAACTCATCTGAATTTATGGATCTTTTAAATGATGAAAATTTAAAACTTAGAAACATAGCTGTAAGAGCTGTTGAAATGAATGTTTTACATGTTAAATCCGATAACAGAACTGTTGTTTGGGGAGACAATAAAAAAGAAAAGATTATTGTAGTTCCTTATGGAGAAAACGTTTATTCAGCACTAGCTGTGTATTTTAAGACTGATGAAGGTCTTGATGTTCTACAAAATATTACAAACAAATTGTAATATCCTTAGTTATTTTTATATGCAAAGAAAAGAGGCCTGAGATATGACCTCTTTTTTTTTATTACTTTTGTAGAAAATATCTCCTATGATAAATAGTGTAAGAAATACAGTTTTATTTCTATTGAATAAAGACAATCGAGGATACATCGCTCCTTCTGAATTTGATTATTTTGCAAAACAAGCTCAGTTAGAAATATTTGAAAATTATTTTTCTGATTATTCTAGAGCTGTTTTATTACAAAATCAAAGAAAAAGAGCTTTAGGGTATGGTGATAGTGTTGTACAAATACAAAACAAAATAGATTTATTTGCAACAAGTTCTACGCTACAATATACAGATGTTGGTTCTGTAAGCGTTGGAGGTGAAGATGATTATTTTTCTTTTCCATCTAATTTATATAAGCTTATCAATTTAACTTATAACGGAAAAGTTTTACAAGAAATAGCCAAACACAAGTTTGATATGATTGTGAACAGCAATTTAAGCTCTCCTACTGTAACTTATCCTGTGTTTAAAAGGGAAGGTACAAAAGTTTTCGCAAGACCTCTTAGTATCTATTATACTGCTTCAACTCCACAAGGTGTTGAAACTGCCTTAAAATGTAATTATATAAAAAAACCAGCAGATCCGCACTGGGGATACAATACAATATCTTCTGACCCAGTTTATAATCAAGATACTTCAGTAGATTTTGAAATATCAAGTGCAGACGAAACAGAATTAGTAATAAAAATATGCAAATTTGCAGGTCTTAGTATTAGAGAGAAGGAAGTATTAGAAGTTACTAATGCTATTGAGACACAAGAATTTCAAAAACAAAATACTTAATTAGATGCCAAAAATAGGACAAAGCATATCGCAAAGAGAGTATTACCAAAATAATGGTAATGACCCGTCAGGTGAAAACTGGGGTACTTATCAGTATTTGTTATTAGAAGATGTAATTAATAATTTTTTATTGACTTATGTTGGAGATGACAAGGTGATCAACAAAATAGACAGAAACGAGGTTGTATTTCACGCTAAAAGAGCTATACAAGAGCTTAACTACGATGCTTTAAGGGAAGTGGTTGGTTTTGAAGTACAAGTGCCTGGAACGCTTAGGGTACATTTACCACATGACTTTGTAAATGCTGCAAAAATATCTTATGTAGGTGATGATGGCATGACGCATCCTATACCACAAAATTATAATTCAAAAATTACAGATTCTTATTTACAAGATAATTCTGCAACAAGAAATATATTGATGGATAATGATGGTAATGCTTTAAAAGGAACAGCTATAATCGAAGATAATTGGAAATCAAACACAAACGATAAGTTAACACAACCAGACTCTTATGCTTTGGGTAAAAGATTTGGTTTAGATACTGGTTCTGCAAATCATAACGGAAGTTATTTAATAGATAAAAACAAAGGATATATATTATTCAGCTCAAACCTAAAAGATAAAAATATTATTATAGAATACGTTTCTGATGGATTATATGGATATGCTGATAGTGAAATTAAAGTACATAAACTTGCTGAAACTTTTATGTATGACTACTTACAATCTACAATTTTAAAATCTAAGTTTGGTATTCAGGAATATATAGTAAGAAGAGCTCAAAAACAATCTTCAGCTTCATTAAGAAATGCAAAAATAAGACTGAATACTATAAAATTAAGCGAATTGACTCAGATATTAAAAGGAAGAGATAAGTGGATTAAATAATATGAAATTAAGTAGTAATTTTTCAAAAGGTAAACTCAACAAAGATGTTGACGAAAGGTTAGTTCCAAAAGGAGAATACACTGATGCTTTAAATATTCGTGTATTAAACTCTGACGGATCTGATGCCGGTGCAATAGAAAACGAAAAGGGTAACACAAAATTAACTTTTAACTCAGAATCAGGAAACCCTATGTGTATAGGCTCTGTTTCTGATGAAGCTAATGAAAAAATATACTGGCTTTCTGTTAATGACTCTGGACATTCTTTTATATATGAGTATGATGTTATAAAAAAATTAAGTGCAGTTGTATTAGCAGATACAAGGTCTGGTGACGATCAAGTTTTAAATTTTAATAAACTTAATAAAATTACAGGTATAGATATAATTTATAATATAGTATCTGATAAAAATTTATTGTTGTTTACTGATGGAATTAATCCTCCAAGAAGTGTAAGTATAGAGAGAGCTAAAGGTTATGGAACAAATAATTTTGATGAAGACGATATAAATCTTTACAAAAAACCACCAAGAAATGCACCAACAGTTTCACCATACAACACACCTAAAGTAGATGAAAACTCTGTAAAAGAAAGATTTTTTTCATTTGCATATAGATATAAGTATCTAGATGGAGAATACTCTGCATTATCTTCTTTTTCACATTATCAATTTGTTCCTGGTAATTTTGATTTAGATTTTAGTACCATGGAAAACAAAGCTATGGTTAATGTATTTAACGCATATAGAATTAAATATAACACAGGAGACAAAAGAGTCACAGATATACAGGTTTGTTTTAAAAACCCAAAAGAAGGTATAGTATATGTTATAGACAATATAAATAAAAAAGAAAATTATTTTATAGACAATGTAGAAAAAACAATTTCTTTTAGTAATAAAAAAATATACAGATCTCTACCTAAAGATGAAATTAATAGAATATTTGACGATGTTCCTTTAACTGCAAAAGCTCAAGAGTTTATAGAAAACAGATTAGTTTTTGGAAACATAACAAGTCAATATGATCTTTTAGAAAATGTAGACGATATAAATGTCATAAGAATTGATTATAAGGCAGAAAAAGTATCATCTCCTCAAGAAGGAACAGAAGGTACTTCAAGTATAGATTCTTCAGAAAGAAAGCTAACTTTAGATTTAACAGGAAAAAGTTTAAGTAAAGGCAGTTATTTGTTGCTTGGAGCAGATTTAGCTTCTGACCAAGCTGGATCTTCACCAAATTTTTATTTTGACGGAACTTTTACAGGAAATAACGCAATACAGCTATCTCAAACGTATTCAAATGCTATTGAATTAGCTAATTCTGATGATTTCTCAGAGCTTTTAACTTTTTTAACTGGTAATTTTGTTCAAAACGTAAATACAACAGTTCCTCCAAATAATTCTACAACAAGTTATGGAGAGTTTTCTGTAGATTCTTCTACTTCAACAAGTATAGTAGTTTTAGCACCATCAATAATATATGTAGATTCTAGTTCAACATCTTTTATAGAAAATTTTGAATTTCAAGACAACTCATTATATACCTTAAGACCTTCTTCTAATAGTCTATCTTTAAAAAGTAATAGAAGTTATGAATTAGGATTAGTATATTTAGATAAATACGGAAGATATTCAACAATAATTCCAACAACAAGTACAGTTGGTAATGATTCTTCAGAAATATTTGTTCCTATAGAAAACTCTATAGATATAAATACAGCAAAACTTACTATAAACAACAAAGCTCCATACTGGGCAGATAGATTTAAGTTCTTTATAAAAACAAATAGAAACTTACATTATAAT